TAATACGGTAGGTTCTGCTACAAGCTCGGAATATCCTGATGTACCAGATGACGGTATATTGTTTGCTGGTGGGGGATTTTTAGATTACTCCGCAGCAAATATGTCGTCAATAACCTTGTTTTATTGCTAATACCTATGCGTGTCTATTACAAAGCGGGGGGAAGTGTTTCAAAGTCTCCCGCTTGGACACGAAAAGAAGGTAAAAGTAAGTCAGGTGGGCTTAATAAAAAGGGTGTTGCCAGCTACAGAAAGGCAAATCCCGGCAGCAAATTAAAGACTGCTGTTACGACTAAACCCGGAAAGCTGAAGAAAGGTTCTAAAGCTGCTAAACGCCGTAAGTCTTTTTGCGCTCGTATGTCGGGCATGAAGAAACGTAATACTAGCGCCAAGACAGCTAATGACCCGAACAGTAGGATTAACAAAAGTTTACGTAAGTGGAACTGTTAATGCCGAGTAAAAGTAAGAAACAACATAACTTTATGGCGGCTGTAGCTAATAGTCCTAAGTTCGCTAAAGAAGTTGGAGTCTCTAAGTCCGTAGGTGCGGATTATATGGAGGCTGATAAAGGCGTAAAAGGCTTTCGTGGCGGCGGTTTAGCTAGGAAACGTAGAAATCATAAAGGCTGCGGTTGCGTTATGAACGCCCGTAGGAAAAAAACTTTATATACGTAGGGGTAGGTTATGAAATCAGACAAGGGAAAAACGGAGAGTTTTACCACCGAAGAATTTGATGCCGCATTTGCTAAAGCTCGTGAGCGTGGGGCAAAAACTTTTATGCTTGGGGGTAACAAGTATTCAACTAAAACTGCTGAAGGAGAACTTTCTAAAAGAAGAACTGAAGAAAAAAAGGAAGATCGAAATGCCTCCCCACTTGACAGAATTAGTGACGCATTTAGCGGGAGGAGATACCCCAAAACTTCTAGGCTAACTATCCAACAAGGTGCAAAGAGAAGACAAGGTAAAGACTACGACGATTTTGTAGTAGAAAATCGAGACCGCCCTAATATGGGTCTTTCTAGAGGGGCAAGAACAAGAGCAGATGCGCTTATTAAAGAGAAGCAAGCCGACCCTAGAGATGCACCAGCAAGTCCTATGGTGGGTCAATTTCAAAAAGGCGGTAAGGTAAAGGGCTATAAATCTGGCGGTATGGCGAAAGGCCCAATGAAGAAGAACATGGGCGGTAAGGTGATGGCCTATAAAGCGGGTGGTGGTGTTACCTCTCGTGGTACTGGTAAGGCTAGAAAGACTAATTCTTGCACTATGGTCAAGATGAAGGGTAGCTAAATGCGCCAGTACTATAAGAAAGGCGGTACAGTGAAAGACGCGTGTTATACAAAGGTTAAGTCCCAGTATAAAGTCTTTCCTTCCGCTTATGCTTCAGGAGCTATCGCTAAGTGCCGAAAGAAGAAAGCCGGTAAATAGTGCGTATTTACTATAAGTCCGGTGGCACGGTACGTAAGACAGCTAAAGGAGCATCTTTAAAGCGTTGGTTTAAAGAAGATTGGAAAGACGTAAAAACAGGTAAATCCTGTGGACGTAAGAAAGGGGATGGTAGAAGTACCCCTTATTGCCGACCTAGTAAACGTGTTTCTAGCAAAACTCCTAAGACTTCTTCGGAGATGACTAAGGCAGAGAAGGCAACACGGATAGCCCAGAAAAAACGATTAGGGCAACCAAAAGGTAAACCAAGGCGAGTATCCGCTCTAAAGAGAAGAAAATAATGGCTAAAGGTATAAAGCATTACTCTAAAGATGGTACGGAGCATAAGGGAAGTATGCACAAGCATCCCAATGGTACGTTAATGACCGGCAAAGCTATGTCAAAAACAGCTAAAAAGTTGCATCATTACAAAGACCTTTCTATTAAGGCTAAACAAAAAGCTAAAGCTGGTTGGGGAAAATGACTACATCAGGTAGTACAGCATTCAACATGCCGTTTACAGAGATCGCTGAAGAAGCGTGGGAACGGGCAGGGCGAGAGATGCGGTCAGGGTATGACTTGCAAACCGCTCGACGTTCTATGAATTTAATGACCATTGAGTGGCAGAATCGCGGCATTAACATGTGGACGATTGAGCAAGGCGTAATTGATCTTGTTCAAGGTCAAGCTACTTACGCGTTACCTGATGACACTATCGACTTGCTAGAACAGTCTATACGTACTGGAGCAAACAACGCGGTTACGCAGTCAGACTTAAATCTGAACCGAATTAGCATTAGCACGTATTCATCTATACCTAATAAGATCACGCAGGGTCGTCCTATACAGGTCGTTATACATAGAGATAGTGGGCAAACTTACCCGACAAGTATTACATTAGCAGCTACCGCCTCTAGTACAGCTACGACCATAACGCTGAGTAGCGTTGCAGGACTACCTCCCGCAGGATTTGTAAAGATTGAAGACGAAATAATAAATTACGGACATATCATAGGCAACGTGCTCCAGAACTGTTTTAGAGGGCAGCAGGGCACTACAGCAGCTACGCACACTGTTGGAGGTGTAGCTATACTTATTTACTGGGAACAAGTCCCCTCGGTTACTGTGTGGCCTGTACCGGACAATGTGCAAAGCTATAAGATTATCTACTGGCGAATGCGTAGAGTTCAAGACGCTGGGAACGGTATCGAAACATCGGACATGAACTTTCGGTTTTTCCCCTGTTTAGTTGCAGGGTTGGCCTATCATATCGCCATGAAAGTACCAGAGTTTATGGATAGGTTACCTATGCTAAAAGCTGTGTATGAAGAGCAGTTTGAACTTGCCGCAGGAGAAGATAGAGAAAAAGCTCCTATTCGGTTTGTTCCGCGTATGGGTAGAATTTAACAATGGGTAGTAGGTTTGCTTCAGCCCGTATAGCTATCGCTCTGTGCGATGTTTGTGGGTTTCAGTACAAACTAAAACTACTTAAAGACTTGGTTGTAAAAGGTAGAAACACTAATATAAAGGCGTGTCCTGAATGTTGGAATCCTGATCACCCGCAACTTAAGCTAGGTGAGTTTCCGGTAGACGATCCACAGGCTATTAGAGACCCAAGACCTGATAGAAGTTTAGGAGAGTCTGGAGATTTTAGTAGTAGAGATATACAGTGGGGATGGAACCCAGTAGGGGGTGGTAATGACCCTTACACGTTATCCCCTAACAATTTAGTAGCTAGTAGCCTACTTGGGACAGTTACAGTAACGACTACATAGGAGGAATATCATGTACAACCCTAAAGATGTTTTCGGGATGAAAGAAGTAAAAGTACATAAAGATAAAGGTGTGTACCCCTGTAAAGAAGCTCCGAAGCCCGATATGAGTGGGGTTAAAACCTCCGGTATTATGATGCGGGGTTACGGTGCGGCGACTAAAGGTCGGATGTGTCGAGGGCCAATGGCCTAAGAAATGAACTACACAGAGCTAAAGGCTAATATCCAAGACATCTGCGAGACATCTTTTACAGATGCTGAACTTGCTTTGTTTACGGAGCAAGCGGAACAAGGCATATACAATACAGTTGAGATTCCTGCTTTACGTAAGAACGTAACGGGAACAACGACACTGAACAATGTGTACCTAGACGTACCTGCTGACTTCTTATGGTCATACTCTTTAGCTGTTGTAGACGGTAATGGAAATTACTCATACCTGATAAACAAAGATGTTAACTTCATACGAGAAGCGTACCCAAAAGTTACTTCAACGGGATTACCCAAACATTACGCATACTTTAATGATGATACGTTTATTGTTGGGCCTACACCTGACAATTCGTACGCGGTAGAGCTACATTACGGGTACTACCCTGAGTCTATCGTTACCGCCGGTACAACATGGTTAGGTGAAGAGTTCGATAGCGCGTTGTTGAATGGGGCACTAGTAAATGCAATAAGGTTTATGAAAGGTGAGCCTGATCTTGTAGCGTTGTATCAAAATTTATACGCTCAAGCTATGGCCTTACTTCGTAATCTTGGTGCTGGAAAACTAAGGGCAGATGCGTATCGTTCAGGTCAATTTAGAGTAGCAGCAGAGTAGGAGGTTATCGTGGCAATTACACAAACAATGTGCACATCATTTAAAAAAGCACTTTTAGATGGTGAAATGGACTTCAGTGCTAATACAAATCAAGCCTATAAAATTGCGTTGTATACAAATAGCGCGAGTTTGAGTGCAACTACTACAGTGTACACTACCGCCAATGAAGCATCTGGCACAGGGTATATAGCGGGGGGTGTTACGCTAACAATATCTACAGCCCCTACAACTTCTGGCACTACCGCATTTTTAAGTTTCAGTAACGCAACTTGGGCTAACTCTACTATTACCGCTAGAGGTGCTCTGATCTATCAAAATGGAGGGACTAAACCGGCTGTAGCAGTGCTTGATTTTGGTAGTGATAAGTCTACTTCAGGGACTACTTTTCAAGTTACGTTTCCTTCAGCAAATGCTACTACCGCAATTGTTAGGGTAGAATAATGACTAACGTAGTAGTTACGGGCGTAGTAGGTACAACACAGTTAGGCGCGGTACAAGTATGGGGAGTTATTACTCCTAGCCAAAACGCAAACTGGCAAAATGTAGCCGTATGAGGTTAGAAATATGACAACGCAATATACTACGATCCTTAAGTTAGCACTTCCTGTATCAGGAGAATTGAGCGGTACTTGGGGCGATGTTGTTAACAACAATATTACTCAGATGGTTGAGCAAGCTGTAGCGGGTAAAGCCGTTATCAATTCGTGGACTAATAACGCACATACCTTAACTTCCGCAGATGGCACCTCCGCTGAATCCCGATGCGCTATTCTTGATCTCACTGACACTGGAACCGCTTTATCAGGCGTAGGTTCAGTTGTTTGTCCAGCAAAGACAAAACTCTACATTGTAGAGAATAATACCGCACGAGTTATAACTGTTAAGACACCCAGTGGTAGCGGTGTTGCTGTCCCTGTTAACAAAACAATGCTGGTCTATTGTGACGGTACTAATGTTGTTGAAGGACTTACACATGCAAATAGTCTTAGTCTAGGGGCTAGCACAACAACAGCCTCGTCTATTCTTGACGAAGATAACATGGCTTCTAATAGTGCTACAGCCCTCTCTACTCAACAATCTATTAAAGCCTATGTAGATTCACAAGTAGCTACTGCGGATACTC